TCTGACGCTTCGTCTACGCTAACACCCAGTTGATCTGCTAACTTGCCTTTGCCCATGCCGTACATAATTCCAAGACCAATGGTCTTAGCTGTCTTCCTATCAATATCCACTAGGTTAGCCACCTCTTGGTGGAAGTCAGCATCTCCGGCATGGTAAGCATCAGCAATAGCTTCTGCTCCGTCATACCTAGAACGACTGGCGTAATGCGTTAGGATCCTTGGCTCTTGTTGAGAGAAATCAGCTGAGCACCATATCTCTCCTTCTTCGGGTAAGAACAACGATCGAATCAAGGGGCCTATTTCTTTATTACGAGCTGGGACTTGTTGTAAGTTTGGATTGCTCATGGACAACCGACCTGTGACTGTCCCCCCACTCTCACCCTTTAGCTGTCTAATTTCAGCATGGATCCTACCGTTGTGCTCGTGCTTCAGAATAGAGTCGATAAATGTGCTATGAGTTTTATTAACTTCTCTAGCTTCTCTAATCATCTGAGCGATGGGGTGAGAGTGGTTTTCCAAGAAAGCTTTTGTAAAACTTGGTAAACCTGTTGGTGTTCTTAAATAGGTAAGCTCCAAAGCATCAAAAACTTTAGCTAAAGAATTAGCCGCCCACAGTTGTACTTCTGTGACTCCTGATTCTTCTTTAATCTTTTTAATAATTTTCTTCTCTCTTTTAACTAACTGTGCTTTTAGTGTCTCTGCTCTTTCTAAATCTACACGAACACCTTTTTGTTTCATGGCAAGAACCACTGGGAGCACTCTCATTTCTAGATCAAAGATGTTCCAAAGGTTTTGCTCTTCCAGCAAAATTTTAAAGTGATTCCATAATTTTAGTGTGAGGGCGGCGTCCTGTGTTGCATAAGTCCCTACATACGCAGACGGTAAGCGCCACATATCAGCCTTGGGGTCCAGTCCCCACTCTTCTGCGGCAGCGCTTAATTCACCTTCTGACTTACCTTCATTAATGTACTCTCTGCCAAGTGCATTCAAAGAATACCAGAATTGGTTCTCATCAATTAAAGGAGCAACAATCATTGTGTCAATGATCCTTCCATTAATTGGTACACCGTGATGCGTTAACCAACCAACATCGTAAGTTGAATTATGAAATATCTTATCGCTGTTGGTCGCACATATTTTCTTTGTAAACTCCAACACTTTCTTTTTAGAAAAGTTAAATCCTGATTCATGCGCAAAAGGAAAATAGTCTTCGTATCCGTCTATAGCAAAAGAAATACCAACGGCTTCTCCATCTCCTCTAATGTACCCAGGACCTAATTCTTTTAGGCGAGGATCTCTGGTTTCAAGATCAATAGCTATTTCCTTGGCTTGGCATAATAACTCTGTTGGGAACACGTCTGGGGGAATCCACTCTGTGGGTGGTTTATAAACAAAACTCATATAACGTACCTGTAATAATCATCTTGGGCTTGAATCAAATAAAGATTGTCTATTGTGCGTGTTACCGCAACATAGAATTGTCTGTGCAGCCCATCTGGTTGTAAAATAGAGCTCCGCTTCTGTGATTTAGATAGGTCCAAATACACAGCAACGTTCTCTGCTTCCCCACCTTTTGCCTGATGAATCGTGGAAATGACAATGCGTGGTTCTCCGTATAAATCTTCGTCATTCTTTAGTGCTTTCTCTATGAAACTTCTTCGTTCTACGTCTATCGTTTTTTCAAATACTTCTTTCCAACCTTGACCTAAACATTCGGATCTTAGCCCGTAGTTATCAAGGATCTCTTTTAGGGTAACTACCTGGGCTTTATTAGGAGCTTGGTTTACTTGGCTAAGGAAGCCTCGTTTGACACCTGTCTTGCCTAAGTAAAAATACAAGTCCGCTAAATCTCCTAGAGTTATATCTTCTTTGTTAGATAACTTCTCCCAAATATCTATGGCCACCATCATCTTACGCGGAACGTACCTGTATTGATTATGTGTAAAAGGATGACCGTTATCTATCAAATACTTTCTAACATTATATCCTTTAGAAGCGTCCGTTAACATGTAATCACATGAGGCTAATATCAACCACTGTCCTTTATCAACAGGTAAAAGTTCAACTGAACCCACCTTATTAACTGTGCCTTCTTCTGTACGAGGTCGATAAGTTTTAGGCTCTCTAACGGCTATTCTTTTAGATATCTTTTCTGCAATAGGATGTACTTTAGAAGGTATTCTGTAAGACTGATCTAGGATAATGTTATCTCCTTCGTACCCAACAAAACGTTGCGGTTTTGCTCCGTTCCATTCATATATAGCCTGATCATCGTCCCCAGCAATATAAGTTTTCTTAGCGTTGGTAGCCAGCTTCTCCACCAGTCTCCAGTTAAGTTCGGCTAAGTCTTGGGCTTCGTCGACAATAAGCACATCCAACTCTGGCGGTGTACCGTCGACCAAGAACTTATTAATCATGTCGGCAAAAGAATACACCGGAGGCACTCGTGATAAACGAAAGTTCTCCCACGCATCTGCTATAGGTTCAAGCATGTGTATAACGACACCTTTGCGTTGTTCTTTTTCTAATGACAGTCGTTCATCCTTAAGAGAGCGACAGTTAGCTTTTGAACGTTCAATGATATCGAAGTAGGGATCTTGGACCACGGACCTAAGAGCTCTTGGGTTGACCCCATACTTTTTAGTTAGATTAAAGTCGTGACCTTCTAAGAATTCAAACACATCCTTTCCATTCATTACCTGAGATATACCCATGATGCGTTTACAGAAAGCATGACTGGTACAAAAATATGGCATCTCATCAAAACCTAAGCCAAAACGTAAGTGCGCTCTGTTCTTGCCTTCTTCAGCAGCTTTAACTGAGAAAGATATAAAAGCTATCTTTTCAGGAGGCGTACCTTCGTCTAGATATTTTTCAATTATGTTCATTAATGTTGTTGTCTTTCCTGTGCCAGGAGGACCGAAATACTTTGTTACTCTTCCCATGGTTTTGATTCTTCCTTAATTTTAAAGTCTTTATTTAATATTGTTTCTTCGTTTAGTTCTTCTATGTCTAGCACCCAAATCTTTTTGTTACCAACAGATTTATCTATGTACTTTGATATATTAGCAGCACCCATTTCTTTTAGTTCGGTGAAAACTTCTGCTTCTTTTATTGTTCGCATCTTTTTAAATTCTTGAATAAAGATAACGACGTCTCTTCCTGTAAACCACCACTGCTTCTCTCCATCATCCTCATGTCTATACACCCCGGAAGAGGCAATAGCCAAACGAGAGGAGGATTCAGATAGTCTACAAAACTCATGCACTGCCGCTTGCAGTAACCCTTGTTTGGTCATGTCCAATGGTACATCTACTTCTTGGACTTCTTGTAGCAAAGCATTCAACCTTGCTACCCAATCTGATTTTTTAACATCAGGAGGGCACTGATTTAAAACTTCCATACATCTTTGTTGGAACATAGAGAAGTTGTGTAGTTGTTTTGTGTCTAAGACAATAGTTCTTCCGTCCACATCTAAATGCCAGAGAGGAGGATCAGTTAAATACTTACGCAAGCCACCGAAGTTAGGATCTCTTTCAGAAGCATCAATACCGTAACGACGAGTTACGCATATACCGCTTTGGCAGAAGTCTACTAAAGGGGCCTTGTTGCATTGGTATCTGTACTCACTTTTTTCTAGGCTCTGAATAATTGTATTTAATTCGCTATGAGATAACGCTTTTGTGCAGACGCTTTTATTTATTTCTTGAAGCTTGTCTTTCCATTCTTCACTTTCCGGGTGTACTTTCCGGAGAAACACTCCGTAATTAAGTAAAGCATTATTCCTCATACCTTCTGGTATTCCGTTTAACTTCATGTGTACCAAACAAGGAGGAGCTTCGTCCCAAATACTGCCTTCTTTTGCTATTAATTTTCTTCTGCTTTTTTTAACAGGTACGTACTTATCAATTTCTTTTTCTGTTATAGAGGCTTTCTCTACAATCTCAAAAAACTCTTCCATGCTGGCAGCTTCGCCATCTTCTGTTAATGCATAACGAGTGGTATCTTCACCACCAAAATAAGGCATGTTAAGCCAGTTACCTGTCTGTCTTTCTTTTGGTAATTGCTTTGACCATTCGTATTGTTTAGGAAAGATTTCATCTCCCGTCCTTCCCATGGCTGCGGCTATCTCTTCTAGTTTTCCTTGGAGTTTGAATGCAGGGATAGGTGTCTTGGTGAATAGAAACAGGTGCACCCCACCTGATTTAGTCATGCATGGAACTAAAGGTAGGCCCATGTCTTTAATAATACTTTGTATATTTTTTATATCTATTGGGTACTCATCTACATCAATGCATCCCCATTTGCACGTCTCATCATCTGTTAAAGGTATGACACCAATAGAGACGTTTCCTTTTAAATGATCTTGCCATAGATCTAACGTAAGGGGCTCCTGTAGAGTTCGTCCTTTGCCGTCTTTCTTTATTCCTTTGGCGGTACTTTTCTGTCCAGTTATTTCGTATATACCATGAGCTCTATCTAGACCTAAGAACACTTCCTTGAACTTTATTGCGGTTTCTTCCATATTTACCTAAAGGTGGACACCACTCTATAGTGGGAGCTATAAAGTGATGTCCGGTTTAGACTAGTCTTCCCAATCCTTATTGGAATCAGACTTGCTGTCTATAGCAGGGGTCTTTGGAGCCTGTAATTGGTCCATACCACCTGATGAGCAGAACTTAGAAAACTCCGTTGCATCTGTAAACAGATCCGTTTCGCTTTCCTCCAACACGCGCTCCTGTGTAATACTATAGCTATACCATGTACCACGATCGTTGGATTCAACCTGCGTTTTAAGACTATACCAATGAGAATAGGCAGGTGGGGTATATAACCCTTTGCTACCTTGTAGTTTAGTCCCTTGGATCAAAGTGTTCCAAGCGCGGGAATGTTTTAGTTGTGCTCCTGTCATGTTGATAACACACTTTTGAGGTGTTTCATCAACGAGCGCGTAGCCATAATGATTGGCAGTAGTTGTCAGTTGAGTATCCCCACCTGGTGTTACTAGCCTACCTTGACTATCACGATTGCATCTATTTAAAAGATCTGATTCAGGTCCATGAACAGTGACTAATCCTCCACCTTTTTCACGTAAACGCCACTCTACTAGAGTTTTGTTGTAGTAAACAGGTAGGAACAATAGCCCCTCATCACCACTTATAGAAGTGTTATTACCTGAGAAGAAAATATCTCCTTCTTCCGCGTCTGGTACATAATCAGCAGAGGCTTTTTGTCTTTGCGGAGACAGCGCCTGGATTATACTTACACGCGGAGTCTTGAGATCTTCCGCTCCTACATCACCAAAGCCTTTATCTTCGATGCCTTCAAACAAGGACGTCATCGCCCCACTATTTTTCTTCGTTGCCATTTTTTTCTCCTTCTTTCTTCGTTCAACGATTAATTTTAGTGCGCTTGCCTTGATACACAGAAAATTTCTTCTGTATATCTTGGTCAAACTCACCGTTACCTGATTCTATTTGTTCTTTGACAAATGCTCTCAGGGTGCTTGGGTGGACTGTTTCCTTCTGTTCAGGCAAGTGCCCTTTAGAAGCCAACAGTTCTCCCAATTCTTTTGCGATAGCATCATCGCCTTGACCAAAAGTTAAGGTCAAAGTGTTTTTAATGATGTCGCCGTGACCTTGGTCACGTAGCCACGCATGAGCAGCAGTTAAGTTGTCTGCTGAAATACGCGCACTATAAAATGGGTCTGCTGAGATACGTGAACCGTCGCTCAGTTTTAAATCTGTTACACCTAATTGTGCTAATTTATCCGGGATTAATTGTTCCGAGAGTTCTCTCTGTTGGTCCTTAAGTCTTTTAAGTCTTTCTTCCACATTGCCAATCTCACCCTCAACTCTGAGTAGCTTATTACATAACGCACTAAGATCTTCAATCGAAGAATCTCGTATGCCTTCGACAGCTTTTGTTGTGCTCTCTTCAAATAGTTCATTTATCTTTTCCACGTTTACTCCATATATCTATAACATTATTGTGATCAGCAACTTCTGGGGGTGTATCTTTAGGAGGGGTAGGCTCTAAATTAAAAGTTATCTCTCCATCAGTAACACCCATAACTTGAACTATACCTTTCGGTACATCTAATGTGGTGTACACATATCGTAATGTTTCATCAAGAGTTAGAAACGCACCAATGGTGTAAGGAACATCTAGTCTTCCGGTTGGGTCCGTCACATCTATAAAATATTCACTCGTGGTACTATCTAGAAATACTTCTATTTGTAGTTTAGTTATTCGTCCGTTTTCTTTTCTTTCTGTCATTATCAACTCAAAGTTGCAAGAGCACTATAGCATGTATATAATAGATTGCAAGACCCATAACGAAGAACAAAGGACAAAACTTATGAAACTGAATAACTATGAATTTAAGAGCGAGCCATATAAACATCAACTGGACACTTTAAAGTCAAGCGCACATCGTAACCTATTTGCATTATTTTTGGAAATGGGCCTTGGAAAGTCTAAAATTCTTCTAGATAACGCAGGTATGTTATTTGAAGAAGGAAAGATATCAGGGCTACTTATAATCTCCCCTAAAGGAAACTTAAGCAACTGGGATGTGCATGAAATAAACAAGCATTTGCCAGAGCGTATCGAAAGAAATGTTGTGGTTTGGCAACCCAATCACACACAGAAATGGGCGTATGAGTTTGAGAAGATGGTAAAGGATGATAGCGACGGAGTGTTAAATATTTTCTTGGTAAATGTAGAAGCTTTCGCTACTGTTAAGGCTTGTAAATTTGTAGAAGAATTTTTGGTGACTCATGATGCAATGATGGCAATTGATGAGTCTACTACCATTAAAAATCCTAAAGCTAAAAGAACAAAGCATTTAATTAAGTTAGCTCCTTTAGCAGACTATAGACGAATTCTTACTGGGTTTCCTATTACTAAGGCCCCTCTTGATTTGTACTCTCAATGTTATTTTCTATCTCCTAATCTATTGGGCTTCAGTAGCTTCTATGCTTTCCAGGCTAGATATGCAATCACACACAATAAACACATGGGTAGGCATTCCTTTCAACAAATAGTAGGGTTTCAAAAATTAGAAGAACTTCAAGAATCAATAAAAGATTTCTCTATAAGGAAAGTTAAGGATGAATGTTTAGATCTTCCACCAAAGGTCTACACTCGTAGATTTGTTGAACTAACTGACGAACAACAGAAAGCTTACGGCACTATGAAGAGGGAAGCTTTAATGGTTCTTAATGATGAACTTTTTTCTACTATGAATATGCTTACCCAACTTATGAGACTCCAACAAGTCGTAGCAGGCAGTTTACGTAATGAGGAAGGAGAGACTATTGTTTTAAAAAATAATCGCGTACAGGCTGTCTTAGATCTGTTAGAAGAGACATCTGGGAAAGTAGTCATTTTTGCTGTATTTAGAACAGATATTGAAGAACTAGAAAAAGCTATAGCAAATAAATTTGGCACTGGTGCTGTAGCTTCGTATTACGGTAAGACACCCCAGGACGAACGACAAAAGATTATAGATAAGTTTCAAGACCCGGATAACGAACTTAGATATTTTGTGTCTAATCCACAAACAGGCGGTCGTGGTATTACGTTGACTGAAGCAAGCACTATGATTTTTTATTCTAACTCTTATGACCTAGAACTTAGAGTTCAGGCAGAAGATCGAATACACAGGATTGGACAAGAACGCAGTTGCACATACGTAGATTTGGTTTCTGAAGGGACTGTTGATGAAAAAATACTTAAAAATCTATTAAGTAAAGTAAAGATAAGTAACGAAGTTCTTGGCGAAGTCCGTAATTGGTTTGAATAAGGTATAATAAAAAGATGGAAAACGCAGTTCAGTTTATTAATGAAGTGGGGTTCCCCATTGCCGCAGCACTTGGTTTAGGCTTCTTTATTTGGAAGCTTATTAATCGAATTATTGATGGAATGGAAACCAAATTAGATGTGTTGGATGAAAAGGTAGCTGTACAAATAGCAGCCATGGAAGAAAGATTGGGTGGTAAATTAGATTCACAGCATGGAATTTTAGTGGCTTTAATAGACAGAGTGCGTAGTTTAGATAACGAAATTATCCGGCAAGACACCATGATTAAAACTATATTAGGAGTACCTAACCTTATTAATATAGATAAGATAGCAAAGGCAGATAGAGATGATCAAAGGAAAGACTAAAGAAGTAGTAATGATACTAGCTATAGTTTTTGTTTTAGTATTAGTAGGGTCTTTAAGTGCAGATGAACTCGTATATAAATTTGGCAACCCTAGCTTTAGTGGTATAAATCAGTCTGCTCATTACTTAACTATTGATGAGCAAGAAAGAACACGAGCTGAAAAAATAGCTGAAAATATACAGGATGCCTTAGAAGAAGCAGAGCGCGAAGCGGATAATACAGTACTTTCTAAGTTTATACGTAACTTAGAATCGCGTATTTATTCTACCTTGGCTAAAGATATTTCTGAGTCGCTGTTTAATTATTCTGGTATTCCTACTTCAGAAAATCCTATAGCAGGAGAGATAAGTTTAGAAGGTAATATCTTAAAGTGGATAAATAATGGGGATACAATCACTTTAATAATAGAAGAATGGTTTGATGGAGTGCTGGTTTCAACAACAGAGATTGTTATTCCAGTTGGTAGCTTCGGGGGCTGTTGGGTAGATTGTGACGGATGAAATGGTTAACCCCTATCTTTTTTCTTTTGTTCAATGGCTGTGCTAATCTAGCTTTTCAAGAACAAACAAACTGTGTGGATTTATTAATCTGTCCAGAAGGCCCTAAAATTGTACCCAGTTCCGCACACCAACTATTAAATTTACCTTCTCCTAATAACCAAGCAGTTGTTGCGGTGTACAGTTTTCCAGATCTAACTGGGGCGCGTAAGTCAAAAGATAACATTGCAAGCTTTAGTACCGCAGTTACTCAAGGAGGTTTAGCTATATTAACCGAAGCTTTACGAGATGCTGGTAGAGGTACATGGTTTGTCGTTGTAGAGCGCGACGGGCTGGATAATTTAAGCAGAGAGCGTCAACTTATAGTAAACACCCGTAAGACGTATGATGGAGAAGAAGGCAATATGTTAAAGCCTTTGTTGTACGCGGGCATGATTTTAGAGGGAGGTATTGTAGCGTACGACTCTAATATAAGAACAGGAGGTACTGGAGCCAGAGCACTTGGGGTGGGGGCCAAAAACCAGTACCGAGAAGACATAGTGACTGTATCGCTTAGAGCTATACTGGTACAAACAGGAGAGGTACTACTAAATGTAACTACCACTAAAACCATTTTATCCACAGGGACCGGCTCAGACTTATTTCGTTTCTATGAAATGGGCACAGAACTTATAGAAATGGAAAGCGGATTTACAAAAAATGAGGCTGCAAGTTATGCGGTAAGATCTTCTATAGAAGCCGCAGTATACGGTTTAGTGATGGCAGGATTGGAAAAACAACTCTGGGACTTTAATTATGATACACTAACTCCGGAGGATGATGATGAGGTGGTTAAAAAAGACACTAATTAGTGCTCTTATCTTAATTGTTTCAGGGAGTATGCTCGCTGGTAATAATGATATTTATATTACACAGACGGGCACAGGGCTAACTTTAACAATTGATCAAATTGGAGCAACTAATAAAGTAGGTACTAACGCAGCTAGAGCAGTTTTATCAGGTACTACTATGACGGTAGACATTGATCAAGTAGGCTCTACTAACAGTCTTATAGCTAGCATTTTACAAGGTAATAGCTCCAGTTGGACTTACAGTAATACGGGTTCTAGTGCTACAGCTACTTTCGCAGTTGGAGCTACAGGAGATGTAGCAGGGTCAGATTTTGATTGGGCTTCTTCTGGTGGGGACGGAAACGACTTAATATTTACCCAGGGTTCTAGTGCTACAGCTACGGGCGGTAATCAAGACTTTTCAATTACAGGAGCTTCTAATAACTTAAATGTTAGATGTGAAGTCATAGGTTGTATTAATAATTGGACCGTTTCTGGAAGTTCTAATGACATAGATACACTTCAGTCAGGCTCAAATGACCACGCAATTACTGTTAATCTAACAGGAAGCTCAATGGACATTGATATAGACCAGACGGATACTACCAGCACTAATGTAGCTAATCTATTACTACAAAGCAGCGGTGGCTCAGGAAGCTCAGTCAATATTGACCAATGCGCTTCTGGCTGTTAGCTTTATTATTTACGGGTACAGTTAACGCAAATGAGATCGGAGAGATCTCTGAGTTCCGTGGTAACGGAGAAGTCCTTAGACAAACAGGGGGAGATAAATTACTTGCTGAACTTGACCTTAATATCTTTTCTTATGATGATGTGCGGACCGGTAACGGCCGTATGGCAATTGAGTTTCTGGACTCTTCTGTATTAAAACTTACGGAACATTCTAAAGTAGTTATAGATAACTACATCTTTGACCCAGATCCCTCTAAAAGTAAACTGGCTCTTAACATGGCATCGGGTACTGCTCGTTTTATTACTGGTGCTTTAGGTAAAATTAATAAAGAAAACATTTCTATACGCACCCCCTCAGCCACCATCGCGATTAGAGGGACAGATTTCACCACAACAGTTGACGAGCTTGGCAGAAGTTTAATAATATTATTGCCTGATGAAACAGGGAAAACTTCAGGGGAGATTACAGTAACAACTTGGTCCGGTACTGAAGTATTAAACCGACCTTTTCAAGCTACTATGGTATCTACCTTTGAATCAAAGCCCACAAAAGCAGTTGTGTTAGGAAACTTAACGCTTGGTTTAATTGATAATATGCTTATTGTTAACAAACCCCCCGAAGTACAAGAAGCCATAGCGGAACAAGAAGGCACTTCTAAAGATGGAGTAGACAAAGATTTCTTTGAAGATGCTCCTGATTTAGACAAAGATTTTTTAGAAGAAGAGGAAGAAATAAACAGATTAGATATAGATTTATTAAATTTTGATTTTCTCGTAGATTTATTAGCTATAGTAGAAGCAGGATCAAAAAAGAAAAATACTTCTGGGGGCACTTTAAACGGGGTAGAACTAAAAGGCATTACCCCCGGGTACGATCCCGTGTACCAAACCTACTCTTTTGTAGAGGGCCAACATGTGTATTTAGTCCACCAAGGTAGTAATACATTTGACATAGGAATAGATAAAGATGCTGCTTCTTATGTAAATATAAATTCAGCAGGGGTAATAATGGAGGTAGAAATAAATGGTGCGGGCGACAACACTATTATTATTTTTCAGTCTCCTTAGTTGTAGTTTATTTGCAGGTGATAACCTAATAACACTACAAACAAAAGGAAGCGGCTCAACTATAACTATTAAGCAAGTTGGTAACAGTAACACTACTGGTGTTTATTGTGGGCTAGGAAGTTTTGATAACTCTTTAGTTGGGGATCATAATTGTAATAACGCTACTATTACTTCAACGGTAACGGGAAACTCTAATGTTGTTTATTCACAGTCTGTTTGGTCTAATCATACGGGACAAAGTTGGATAACCACAGTAGATGGAAATGATAATTACGCAGTTATAGATATGGATGAAAGTGATAATGTTTCTACTATTATACAAAATGGAGATGATAACCAAGCGTGGATACTAGGTTCTGGAGACGACAACGTATATAAAATAGAGCAGCTAGGAGATGATTACTACGCTAAGATCTACGCCTTTTCAGATGATTCTGATGTTTGGATTACCCAAGAAGGCACAGGCAACCATAATGCTTACGTTTTAAATTACTCAGGGGGAAACAATAACTCCACTAGATTAATTCAAAAAGGCTCAGGGAATAAAGACGCAGACATATTCTTTTATAGCGGTGGGGATGATAATGATGTTAGTTTAACGCAACAAGGAAATGGAGCCCACACTTCAAATATGAAATTCTATACAAATAACTATGATGTTACTGTAATACAAAAGGGGTCCACAAACCAAAACTACGCTGTGACTTTTAACTGTGTTAGTAACTGTACTAAGACTATTAGCATCACTCAACAATGAACAAGTGGTTAATAGGGGCACTTACTACTGTAGCATTATCACTGCCACTTATATTAGATTGGAGTGCGCTGGAGGTACTTAGGCTTAAAACCTTTGATGCACTTGCACAAGAACAAACTCCTAGTGGGCACTTTGTAATACTGGATATCACTGAGAATGATATTAGTGAGGAAGGAGGATGGCCTTTTCCTAGGAAACGTTTAGCTGAGATACAGCTCGACCTAATCGAACGTGGAGCATTGGGAGTGGGTTGGGGAATTATGTTCCCTCAAGCGGATCGCTTTGGTGGGGATGATGCGTTTGCTGCGAGCCTTCAGCAGGGTACTAATGTACTGGCTATACCTGAATACGAGAACAGAATCTTTCCCTCGACAGATGGCACAGTCATCCTTGGGGATAATCCTGTGCGTACAATTACACTACTAGGGTACTTGCCAAACGTAAGCCAGCTAGAAAAAGCTGCTTATCAAGGAATTGTGTCGGCTCCAACTGATGTGGATAACTTAGTTAGAAGGATCCCTCTTATTGTGCAAACGCCTGATGGTTGGGTGGCTTCTTTTGCTACGCAAGTATTAAAGGCGTTAACGGGGGAAGGAACGTACCAGATAAAAACATTTGAAAGCGGGATACAAGCGGTACGAATACCGGCGTTGGGGGTTATTCCTACGGATGAATACGGCAGGAAATGGATCTCTTGGGTCGATACTCCTAAGACTACGTTACAAGACCCTCAAGTAGAGGGTAAATTTGTGTTCGTTGGAGTGACGGCTGCGGGTGTAATGCCGCAATTAGCCACGCCCTCCGGTCTATTAAATCCCCATTACATACAAGCAGCCCTAGCAGAAAGCTTGCTTTTACCCAATAGCCCACAGATTCCCCCCGATAGGTTGGTGTACGAATTACTTATATTACTAACTGTCTGTGCATTGGTTCTTTTCATTGGACGTAAATGGACGTATACGTACATGGCACTAGGGGTTGGAGGTCTTCTTGTACTGACAGGAGGGTTGGAGTGGTATCTTGTAGTGAAAAAGTCCTTATTAATAGATACTACCTATAGCGGAATAGCCCTGCTAATTGTATCTGGGGAACAGTTTTGGCTTAATTTTAGAGAACAATCGCTCCTTCGCCAACAGATAAAGAAGCAATTTGAGCACTACCTGGATCCTCGTCAAATCAAACGTTTGCAGGAAGACCCCTCTTTACTTAAATTGGGAGGAGAGAAGCGGTACTGCACGTACTTATTCACAGACGTCAGGGGCTTTACGGCTATGTCAGAGCGACTTACCCCCACGGAAGTCACAAAAATTATTAACATTGTGCTCACGCAACAAGTGGAAGCCGTTCAAAAATACGGTGGCATGGTGGATAAGTTTATTGGCGATGCCATGATGGCGGTGTTTAACGCGCCCTTGGACCTACACAGCCACGAGGACGCTGCTATCAACGCAGGTAAACAGATCATCGAAAACATGACCTTGGCCAACGAGCAGTTAAAAGAACAGGGCATTGATGAGTTCATTAAAATTGGCGTAGGAATCAACTCAGGCTATGCAACGGTAGGTAACGTAGGAAGCGACACTCGATTCGATTACTCTTGCATTGGGGACAGTGTAAATTTAGCGGCTCGCCTTGAGTCCAGTACCAAAGAAGTGGGAGAACCTATATTAATAGGAGACTCTACCCGCAAGAAAACCACGCACACGTTATCCGTGTTACCCCCTATTAAAGTCAAGGGCAAGACCGACGACATAAAGATATACACCTTGTTAGGGTATTGATATAAACTAGATAAATGGCTATTCCTGTTGGTGGACAAAATTTTTTAAAAACGTTATTTCGCAGCGATACCCCTGCTGGGAAAGCTTTTAAGTACGGTTTAGATCAGCCTACAGAAAATACAGCTACAACATTAGATCTTTTAGGCTACGACGACGCGGCGGCAGGGCTACAAAGTTTAGTAGACGCGCCTGAAAACTACGAATCGGCGGCAGCTCGATTTATGAATCTAGAAGGTGAAGGCTACAATTGGAAAGATCTTCCATTAGCTACTGTTGAACAATCGGGTCAGTTAGCAGGGTCTATGGGTTTGAGAGCTGCTGGCGCTGGAGTAGGAACGTTGGTTGGTTCACCTGTATTAGGAGCTATTCTTGCTTTTGGTGGTCCTGCGTTGTTTGAAGCCGTGCAAATAGCTGGTCCAGTAGCTTTAGATCGCGCAAGAAACAGGGACCCTCAAGGCGTAGAGAAAGAACCCAACGGACAAGATTGGGCAGGTGCGATGGGCACGGCAGGCTTTAGTGGAGTGCTTAATGCAATAGGTGTGAAAGGTATCCCCGGTTTAAACAGTGCCGTTCTTGGAACAACGGGCAAAACTATAGCTCAAACTGCGGGGGCAGGATTAAGAGAAGGTGTAACCGAAGGGTTACAGGGCGTTACGGAACAGGTTGGTAGTACAGCGTTCACGGACAAAGGACTTACCATTAATCCTAAACAAGCAATTGGTGAAGGGCTAATAGGCGGCACTACTGGGATGGTTGCAACAGGACCTGCGGCTGTAGCACAAGCTGTAAATAGCATGAGCTCAACAGTAGATCCTACAATAAGTTCCTTGATAGATAGTTCAGCATCCGCTTCAGATACGTTAACTGCGGATACTGTTGATACTATTCAGCCATTATTACTACCACTAGGAGAAGACCAAACAATATCGGAAACTGCAATGGCTTCTGTGCCTCAATCAGAGACTTACCAAGACTTTAACATTTTAGATCCTATTCTTTCTGTTCCAGAAGACTTGTCTCAGGCGAAAGAATTGTTTACGAGGGAAGACGTTTGGCCTCGTTTACCTACTTCATTAAGAGAAAGTATTTATAGCGAATCTCGCTATAAAGAAGCTGCTTCAGAATTATTTTCTTATTTAGAAGGACCAATTGAAAAAGACCTTAAAACACTTTCTTCTGTTAAAAAAACAAACAAAATATGGGGGGAAGAGCTCGGGTCAGATGATATTGATGACTATAAGCCTAATCAGGCGTTTATACAAAAAAATATTATTACAGAAGACCCTGGTTTTAAAGATAAAGTAAAAAAAGAATTTTTAAAGGAGCAATTTAATCTTGGTGACGACAGGGCAGAAAACACGACTGGACTGCTAACATCGGACTATGGAAACAAAACTTGGGGTAATCATCATCGTCTTATTAGGGCAACAAACAGAGTTCAATATAACGAAGTCGCTTCAAAATATATTGCGCCATTTATGCAAGAACAATTAAATTTAATAGTTGCTCCAGAGTACCAAGATTTAATGGTAAACGACACTACAAAAGAATTTGCAAAGAATCTTTTATTACGATCTAAATTTGATACTAATAACCCTGAGTTTCAAGCTCTGGTTAAAAAAGTTATGGGTTCAATAAATTCATTTGCTATAAATAGTTCTGGACAATTAAACGCATTAACGAAAGAAGGCCAAACAGATCTTCGTAATAGTGTTCAATCTCTTGATCAAGATATAAATGATCTAACTAAAGGAAAATTGTTTCAAGCATTTGCGTATCCGTATGCACAACGCGACTTAAGCACAGAGGGGGCATTTGCCACTTATATAAATGACCTAGAACAAGAATCTTTTAACACTGAATTACAAAATAACAACTTTTTTCAAGAAATTTTAGAGGAGGCCCCTAGATTTTCTTATGGCATTCCAAAAGAATTTACTCCTAGAGATATTAAAAGATTGGAAAAACAATTTTATGGGGAAATAAACGATCATTCTGAGATATACAGGAGCGAAGAAGACCCCTCAAAAGCTAACTTTAACGAATCACACGATTTAATGCGTTCTTTATTACAAAACATGGCTAAAGCAAAAGAAAAAATATCTATTAGCTCAGGATTACCAAAAGATGTTTCGGAAAGATTTAGTGGTCATAGTAAATTAAAACCTCTAAACGAGGCTGAAGGACCAGACACTTCAGTTCCAGTTGGGGCATCTATAGGGCCTCTTCCGAGTTTTATTGCTCCTAGAGAAGAGTTAGCCACAGCAGAAAACGGACCGTTGGATCCTAATTTTTTAACTTACAGTTTATCAAGAAGTCATTTAGATAAATTACGCAACAAAGGTATAGCAAGTTTATCTGGTTCTGAAATGCTTACCTACTTAAGTACGCCTTACAAAAAATTACCTGAAAACTTAAAAGAAATATCTGAAGCGGTTCCCAAAAAACAACAGGGAGAAGACGCTCAAGATACTGCTGAAAGAATAAATGAAATCAGAGACAGTTCTGTTAGACCTTACTTAGAGTCTCAAGGAGAGCTTCCGGTTTCAATAGAGTACATACAAAAATTAATTGATGATAATGCAAGCCGTTTTAGCATAAGTGAAGCCAGAAGTTGGGAGGATGATGAGTTGAGGCACGGTAGTGATTACAGAATAAGTGGCCCAACTGAAGGCTATGCTGAATACACCGTAAATCATATTCCTCTATTAAAGCCCGAAGAACAAATGATTGTAGATAGCAATGATATTAAAGCAGGCAGAAAAATATTAGAAGACAGCCCCCATGTTTATACAGAAAGAGACGGCACACACAATTGGTCGTCTAACAAATGGAATTTAAGGGGTCTTGGTACAGTAGGTTGGATGAGAGGTAGTTTAAGAAAATTCGGAGACAATAAAATAGGGGCCTTGTTAGGGGAGTCACAAAGTTACTGGATTCAACAAACAAGAAAAGCTATGTCCAAAGCAAAAAAAGGAAATTTCTCCCCAACAAAAATATTCCGTAGTGATTTTCAAGAACAACAAGAATTAGATATTCAAAATGCAAGCCAGCCTGAATTAGAGCAATTATTATTTGAGTACGAAGGAATGTTGCCTGAAGTGGAAAACGAGTTTGCAACTGTGCTTGCAACTATTGGTGGGGAGAAAACAAATCAATACCCAGAGGGGTATTTTACAGCGTTTTTAAACAACCCTGGCACAAAGAAAAAGCTTTTACAAAACACTTTACGAGATATAAATAGACTGTATACAGAGGATCAAATAGTCTCAACTTACGACAGATCAGTGCACCAAATTATTGCGTCTGCACCTAATTTTGAACAAGATAGCAAGAACATTATTCAAACAGAAAACCCAAAAATAGCAGAGGCTTTTGCGGAAGAAATATTTCAAATGCAGCCCTTCAAATTAATTGATGGCACAAGTTTTACTAAACAAAAAATAAAAGAAAGGCTTGAATCTAAACTTAGAACACAAGATAAAATTTTTGATGAATTTGAGTTAATACAAACGGTTAACGACTTAAACCCAGAGATTAATCTCTTCACAAGTCAAGTAGAAATAGAAACTGCTTTTGACAAAATTGGAGAGGTAGCAAACAGATTAATAGATAATGAAAGTGTAAGAGACAAAATGCTTAATACGCAAAAAAATTCACTCGAAAAAGCATTACAAAGCTCTCCCGTTATCCAAGACTATTTTGATGTCCTTAAAGTATTGCCTGACGAAACCACAATACGTGAGTTTAAAAATTCTTTGGAAATGGGAGATGCCGTAATTCAACCAGATCCTCCGTTTAGAAATAAATTTAATCAAATGAATTTAAGAGCATGGATTGTTCAAAGTATGAAAGATGGGCTAGAGTTTGTTCTTATACCTGCTACCAAAAATGGCAAAGAATACCTAACTGTTACGCAAGAACAATACGGGCAAGGCTCAGCTCCTATGGGCAACTATGTTTCAATGTTAAAAGAAGGGGAAAAAATAGCAAAAGAATATGGTCTTCCTATACAAACAGTAACTATAGATGTAGGTGGTGGGAAAACAGGAGAAGTAACCGCTATAGATATAAGAGCGCTGTACGAAATAGTTACAGAAGGTGGGTTTAAAGGAGGCTACAAGAAAGGTGGTCTAGTGACAAAGGCCCAAGGAGCAGGTTATAGTATGAACTTAGGAAACTACGGCAGGAATTACAAATGATCCCAAGAGGACCAGGAGCACAGCAAGGGTATGGCATTGAGCCTAGGGAACCAGATCCTTCTGAGCAACGAACAATGGCAGTTGTAAAAATGCTCATGACAATTGGTTACGATGAAAGAAGAGCCTATCAAATGGCGAACAAAATAACAGGACTGGGAGAGAATATTGCCGAAATGACCCCTTTTGCTATGGAATTAGCGGAAGAACGAGGCGAGCCTACCCTTAATTCAGCTCTTTTAAGTGGATTACCAGGAGCAATGCTTATTAAACAACTCGCTAGAAACACAAATAAAATAAAACAAATCGACAATGCTTTAATTATGCTTAACTCCAAAATGAATGAGAGAGGCAGTGAAAAAGCTTATAGAAAACTCATGAAACAAAAAGAAAAAATGGAGGCTGAAAAAAGATTTCTTGAAAAAGAGGCTGAAAGTTTAAAACATAGTTCGGGCGATATGTTTGGTAGAACAGAAAGACCAATAAAAGAAGGAGCCACAGAAGACGAATTAAACGCTTTAAAGAAAATAATCACAGAAGAGAACAAAGAACTTAACAACATAAGAGACATTTTTAAAGATTTTGAATAGTGTTACAGTAGGAAACTACGGGAGAAACTACACATGAAAAAAGAAAGAAAGAGAGCGAGGACCAAGAAGGGTCAATACGTTGGTGATGATCCAAAGACCAAGGAGATTGACGAAGCATGGGAACCGGTGGAAGAAGTTAAACCAAAATACGAAACCGTTGGGTCAAACGTTACTCAGCGCATGTCTTCGTACTTTGACTGGTTACGCAAAAAATTCTCAGGTAATTCTTCTAAGTGAGAAAAAGCCCGAGCCACAACGCCAGAGATAAACGCGGTAAAAGTTCAGACACTTCTACCCCAAAACGCACGACGCAAGGAAGCTCCAGGAACTCTAAAATGAAGCCCGGTCGAAAAAGATACAGGGGTCAGGGCAGGTAAAAGCCGTGGACATTACAGGCGATTCGCAGAGCTTAGCGGATAATCCTTGCATCGGGATATGCTCAACCACTCAATGGGGCGATGATACGTGTAAGGGCTGTGGACGAACGGCATTAGAGATACGCGATTGGAACACGCTGCCTTCCATAGAGCGGAAGTTAATTGTCTTACGGGCGGTGGACGAAGGTTATAGGCCAAGACAAGTACAACAATATAATTCTGTGATAGAATCTCCTACTATGAAAAGGAAGAATACATAATGATTGATGAAGTAACATCTTTAGGATCATTAGGCGATCTTGATGTCAATGTTGGCGATTTTAATTTTGGATTTGCGCCTAGCGGTGGTATCGCTGATTACGCCAATTTTGACCCTTCTAAGTATATGCATGGTTATTTAAATGATCCTGTTGGAACAATAGAGTGGGGCTCCGCGGAAAAAGATAAATCGGAGGAAGAAAAATCGGAAGAAGAAAACAAAGCTACGTCAGAATTTCCTTCAACTGGGGAACCAGAGACAGGGATCTTTGGCGGTACGCTTGGTCCTAGACTTAAAAATGCTGTCCCATCTGGGCTTAGAGAATTTCTTGGAACTATAGCATCTTTACACCCGGCAACTGCTAACGCCGTGCTTATGGGTAAATTAGCTAAAGGCTGGCAGAACTCAGACGACAAAGGAAAATTTGTAAGCAACGTAATGAAGGGCTTAGCCATGAGTAAGTTTATGGGTAGCAAAGGCCTTGGTCTTAGTTCTGCTCAAAGATCATTAGCGGGGGAAGGTATGAATGTGCTCCGAGGTAAACAAAACATGGCCCAAGGACTTGGAAATTTTGCCACAGACGCAGGTATAAAACAATTGATGCGTAGTGTTATTCCTAAAGCTTATGAATCCGGTGGTATGAACGGAGTGTACGCGGCAATGGCAGCTATAAAAATGCTTCGACAAAGAGCAAGAGAAGGCATATCTAGTTTAGGTGGCCCTGGTGGTGGTGGTTAGATCCACCAAACAGCCCCATTGGTCAGCCATGGCTTTCGCTAAGCCTTTGTGAAACTTAGATCTAACCTTCCAACGGTCAGGCCCAGGACTGGCTAAATGTATATCTTGCCTAGCCGTTTCTTTCGTAAGCGTACCTGTCTTGACTAAAGGCGGAAGGTTCTTCAACCAAAGGCCAGTCTTTTTACTCACGTTGTCTTCTGAATCTACGCTCTCGGCAAACTCGTATGGTTGAACGTACTGCGGTTTTTGGAAATTAAGTATCCTGGCCTTGGCGTACTTGTGCATAATTGGATTTTCAACAGCTATTCGTGGTACGTCAGCGTTCCATAAATCCGAAAACAATCTCGCCCCTTCTTCTAGCTCTTGCCACATTTGTTCTTTAGTCTTACCTGGAGGTGGATTGTCTAACCACCGAACTCCACTATTACATAGCCTAGTGCAAGGTGGGTGTGCAACCATTAACAAATCCCATTGTTCATATTTAAGAACGTTTCTTACATCGTCTTGTATGTGTCTGTTGCTCGGCTGATCTGAGGGAAGGATATCGCAAGACCAGGCATCGTGGCCCTGGTCTAGAAATGCCTCGCGGACAGTTCCACTTGTCTCGCATCCTATTAATATTTTCATTGTTTCTCCTGTTGTTAAAAAGCCATTATATAAGAGCTATCCCATAATGTCAAGTAGTTCTACTTTTAAATAACTAGGGTCTAAGGACAAATGATAAGAAATTAGGGGTAAAGGACCAAGGACCTCACCTGAGATCGCATTTAAGAGTTAGCTCTAACTGCTTGATTTAACTCATAATTATTTTTTTCTAACTTTGGCAAGGTGAGACTGTAAGTCATTGATTTTATTAGTTTCTGTAGATACTCTATACAATAAAACCTCACCTCACTTCTATTTTTTACAAAAAGATATCCTAAATACAAAATATTTACAGAAATTTAATTTTTCAGGTTAGAAGTGCTGGAAATATAGCTCTTATAAAGGTTTAGAGCTAACTTTGCAGAAGTGAGGTCAGGTGAGGAAAGTTAAAAAACCCTTATAGAATGCGGTCTGCCATCTAACCTGACAGAAGTGAGGAAAAACTACATACTTTTTATTACTTTGGTATATAATTTGCGGCATGAAAGAAAATTGTTACAAAGGTTTGTTTTGGGATCTAGAGACTGAAACATTCCAAAGATGGGAGTATAAAAAATGCCAAAAGGAATCTCAGGAAACATCTCAGGAAGAAACGAAAAACATTTAACTGTTAAGCAAGCCAGGTTTGCTAAAGAGTATGTTTACAACGATGGGTCTAAAACTCAGACGGAGTGTGCTTTGGACGCTGGCTACGCAGAGACTTCTGCGGCTGTCCGAGCTTCAGAGTTAACTAATCCCCAGAAATACCCGCTTGTGGTTCGTTACATACAAGAGCTCCAGGGTGAGCTGGATAAAAAATATGAAGTTACTTTTGGTAGGCATGTCAGAGAGTTAGCTAAGATAAGAGACAAGGCCCTGGATAAAGGAAACTTAACGGCTGCGGTTTCCGCTGAAGTACAAAGAGGTAGAGCTGCTGGTTTGTATGTGGAAAGGAAAGAAGTTCGTACAGGAACTTTAGAATCGTTGAGCGAAATAGAAATAAAGAATAGGATTAAAAAACTTTTAGGAGACTATAAGCCTCTTTTAGAAGTTGAAGAGGCAGTAATTATCGAAGGCGAGTAATCTCTTTGATCCCATTATTATAGACCACTTCCATTATTCCGTTGTTAATGTGGACATATTTTACTTGTTTGTCCCATCTTTCTTTTTCGATAGCGTCGCGTCTTTGTTCCACTTGAATGTCGTATTCAGTCATCGTACTCCTCCCAAACAATAGACTCTATTGCTTGCTTGTCTGTCTCTACTAAAGTCGGTGAAACATCCAGCAGCTTCGCCTGGATCCTGGCATGGCTATCTAATGGACAATCTAAACATAATTTATAAGCGTGTTTTTTAGATATACTATAGATCCTCAAAAATACTATTAAGTCCTGTAGTTGATTTCTTCTAAATATCTGCACTACTGCTGTTGCCTGTGCCTCGTCTAATGTTGCTTTCATTCTTATCATAGTCTTCTTACCTTTGGTTGTTTAAGTTTTTTAGGGTACTCGTTATTAATAATGTCTTTGTAAAGTTCTTCAATTAATAACGTGCGTTGTTGGGGGGAAACTTTTGATAGTATTCTCAGATCTCTTTTTTTAGCCCGGTAGGTTTTCCAGTAGACAGCTTCAGGAGGAGACGTACGCCATGTCCATTCAATTAGGCCCTCTGTGTCAGAGGTAAAATGCAGTAAAGGAGAGCAGGGAAGTTTATCCTTATAAAGAACTTGTGATTTCATTTATTATTTCACCTATAAGTTGTTTATGTAATTTTCTGTCACTCATGATTCTCCATTCATCATCGTGTAAAGTAATTATGGGTACTCCGTCTCTATATGGAAAGGCATAGTATCTAACAGGTCTATTAATTACTTTAGATTCTATTACTTGTACTCCATCAAAAACATCTCCTGCCTCTTTCCAAATCTTATCGAATAATGTTTTATCCATTACCACTTCCTCCTCATAACTTTACCGATAATAATATAAAGATACCTAACATTACGATGCAATTAATCAATAAAAGCAAAGATAAAAGGCTGTGATACCAAACCCATCTGGCCTGATATATTTCTTTCTCTGTATCAATATCTGATCTTTTTTCTATGAATTTATCTATCCAGTTCATTCTTTTTCCTCTAGATGATATTCTGTATCTTGTAAAGCTATAGCTATGATTGCGTAGTGTATTATTTTAAGTAGGTCCATTTCTGCATCTGTTCCATCTTTCTTACCACACCTCATGGCGTACTTCATAATGTTACCCATACAGAATCCTTTTCCATGTCCTGCATCTATAATCATATCAGTTGCTTGATACTTACCTTGTGCGTAATGTCTTTCGTATGTTCCATCTACGTATCTCTGTACTTGTTGTATAATATTCTCTTCGTTAAATTTATACTTCTTACTCATTGTCGGACGCCTCTGTTGTATTAAACACAATAATAATACCTTCATTATCTTCGTTATCTTCCCAAATTTCCCATTCACAACTTGAAGTTACTTTTTCATTTAGTAGTTCTAATAGTTCTTTCTTACTCATATTAATACCCCTTAGTCATGTGCGAATAACAATCAGGTGTTGGGTTGCTGAGGGGTTGCCCGCATGAGCATTGACTTTCACCTGTCCAAGTTGATTTTTGTCTGTTTTTATTGGCAAGTCTTTTTCTCTTTTTCTGCTTTTTCATATTTTTGTAAGGTGCTTGGTGTTGAATTTTCATATTATTTCCTCTTTCCTTTTTTTGTTAATAATTGGTGAAAATAAACAGACTTATTTCCTTTTCCTGTTTCAGCAACATAACGCGAGCCATCGCTGTATTTAGCTGAAGGAAGTGACCCTAAACATTGTGTTATATATGATTGGTCTTCCGTTATCTGTGGGGAGTCTTCTTCTAAGTCAAGCGCGTGTTGTACTTCCCAGGGCAGTCCGCCTTCCGGCAGTCCTTGCTCTTTCGCTCCGTTGAGATGATCTTTGTAGTCTGCCGGGCCTAAGCCTTCGTTGTGATTAACCGCTGTGTGTCGTTCGTTGAAACATTGATCGGAGCAGTACAATTTGTTTGTTGTCCTTTTCTGTATTATTGGTTCTTCGCACCATACGCAGTACCTATCCATTAGTCTTCTTCGTCATGCTCGTCTTGGCATTTAGATATGTTTTCTACAGCATTTCCAATAGCGTCATTCATTATGCCAACTGCTCTAGTTTGAAATTCTCTAGGTACTCTGCACAGTTGCATAAAAACTAGCCAGTACATTTGGTCGTATAGACCTACTACTGGATTAAATTTTTTATCTGAGTTTTCACTCCATTGCTCTTCATGACTATCCATTAGATGTTTAACTAATTCCGTTACTATGTCTGTACCGTCTTTCTTCTTGATGCTTACTACATTCTTTTTCATATTTCCTCTCTCTGTTATTAAATTTCCACTACCTACATTACATTATATATCCCATACAAGCAAGCATTATTTAACTCTCTACTGTATAATATTTTACTGTGGCACAACCGGAAAAATTATTTTGGCAACAGATCAGAAAAAACCTAACTGCGTTTTCGTGGATAAGGTTGGAGTCGCGGGTTAATCATGGAATTCCTGATGTTCTAGGTGCAACTAAAGACGGCATCTATTTTACAACTGAGCTGAAGGTAACTAAAAGTAACAAAGTAAATCTCTCTCCGCACCAGATCGCGTATCATGAAGAGCGTAAAAACTCTTGTGCTTTCATCTTGGTCAAGCGTCTCTTGGAGAGCAACCCTAAAAAATCTCAGCTTCACATCTACGGAGCGGAGCAAGTCCGGGAGTTGGCCGACCATGGTCTAAAAGTCCCAGGTCTGTTTGCCTTCGACCCTATCAATTGGTCTTTGGTCCAAAAACAATTAGTGATCCTCGTAAGAGGTAGGACCAAAGACCAATTGATAGGGTAGCTTGCTTGTCTTTTCTGTCTAATTAGCCCCGCAGCCCAGGGGCCGTTGCTTGCTTGTCTGTTCTTCCTGCGGACCGGCAGCCCCCTTTTCCCTTGACAAGCAAGCAACTTAGCGAAGCGTCGTCCGAAGGACCAAGTTGCTTGCTTGTCTGTTCTATCTTTTTCCAGCCCCGGCCCGCAGCCAGGGGTGATGGAAACGTAGCAATAGGTGAGGCACAAAAAAAGGGGCAGCTCCGAAGAACTACCCCTTTTCCACCATAGGAGGGTGTTAGGTTACTGGCGCTGAGTCCAGTTGATTTTTGATAACTGTTGCGGTCATTGTACCTTTGTTGAGTGTCGCAGTCTTGAGGCATTTGCCATCGACATAGAATCTGTACTCTCTTGATCCGTCGTCCAGTTTGCGGTGTGTGGTGTAGTGTTTGACAAACTCGTAACTGTTGTTCTGGCCCGTGCCGATCCGAACTTCCACTTCTCCCGTCTCTCTGACTCCGTATGATTTGTTTGCTTTGTAGATGCAACTTGTAACTATGTTCCAGATTGGATAGTTCATATTATTCTCCTATTGTGTATTTAAAAAGTGTAGTGAGGCTAGCAAGGACTTTGCCTCACTACCCTTATATTATAGGTCATATCCCATAGCTTGTCAATCTTTCCTACTTGCGCCCCGGGCCCTTGACAAGCAAGCAAACCAAGATTAAAGGCGAAGCCCTTGGTTTGCTTGCTTGTCTGTTCTTCCTGCGGACCAGCCCAGGCGGATCCTGATGGTTACGGGGACTATGGGCACAAAAAAAGGGGCAACTTTCGTCGCCCCTTCTTCGTTCCTCCTATTAGTTAATTCTGAACCCACCACTCTCGCTGACGAAGCCCAAAAACTCTTCAACATTCTCAACGCTGAAAGGATAATGAGTATCGTAGCTTTTAACTTCGCCTACTCCTTCGCATCCGTTACATTCTCCCTGAACATATTTATCATCACGCTCTCCGCTTCCCTCACAATGCTTGCAAGTTTCAAGTGGTAAATTATCAAGATAAGTCTGACGACTGTTCATGTATTCTTTAACATGTCCTTCGGCTAATGCTTTTTTTAATCTCACAGCAATCACTTTGCATTGTGCTTCCGTGATTAGGTGTCCGTCGTTATGGTGTCCACTTGAGCAATCTTCTTCGGTCAGTACATCATCACACGCTTGACAAACATAATCCCAAAGAGGACGCCACCACCAAACATTATTCCTAAAGTAAACACCTTTGTTTTCACTTTGGTAAGCGCTCTGCTTCTCCCAATAAACTGCCCATTCTTCTTCTAAAGATGAGTTGTTTCCTTCTCTTGGTGGTGTTGGTTCTTTCCCTTTTATTATCGGGTTTTCTCCATATATATCCATTCCCATATCATTCTCCTATTAGTTATTAACTAACATAGATTACATTAAATGTCTTATACTGTCAATCGTTATCGGCTCGCGCTTCGCGCTCGCCCAAGCAAGCAACCCACTCACTCTCTCTAAGTCAAGGTGGAAGTTTCGTAATAGAAAAACTACCTTGACTTAGAATTAAAGAGAGTGAGTGGGTTGCTTGCTTGTCTGTTCTATCTTCATCACTGCCGCGGGATCCTGGCTGCTGGGGCATAAAAAAAGGGCGGATAATCTTTCAACTATCCGCCCTTCTTAAAAAGTTATTTGACCATGAACATATCTCCTTGACCGTCACAATTGTCACAAGTCACTTTGTTAATATCCTCGTGTGGTTCGCCAACGACAAAGACGTAACCTTTGCCGTTGCACTTCGGACAGATATTAAAGCTGTTCATTAAAACATTTGATAAGAACTAACTTACCAAGGATTCCGTATTTTAGTACGTCGTCCATTTCTTTATCTGCAATTAATACTTCAATCAATGCATTAGCTTCGTTATGATTTAACATTAGTTCAACACCTCTGAGTTCTGAATCTGAATGACTCCATGCTCAGCTTCATGATCTTCTAGAAAAGGTGTCTCCTCTACTATAGAACCATTAGCCACACATACTATGCCATTGATTATTAGGCTAGAGCAGTTAGGCTCAATTGCCTTGGCTACTTCTTGGCCATTGTTGTTGAACATACTTATCTTTAACTTCATTTTATTTCTCCTATGATTATTAATGAATACATACATAGTATACAAACACCTATAAGATGTACATATACATAGGCACATATATCCCATACTGTCAACTACTTTCGCGCGTGTGTCCGCCTTGGCTCGCTTCGCTCGCGCTTCGCTCGTAAGGGGGGATAGGGGTCATAGAATGAAAGTAATGACAAATACCTAAAAGACCTGGGTTACTATTTGCATTGCATTGAATCTATGACCCCTATCCCCCCTTACGAGCGAAGCGAGTGAGTTTGTATATAGAGAAGAAAACAGACAGGGAGGGAGATATCAAAAAATTTGACAAAGTTGTTCTGCCAATTCAATATGTAATTACCCAAAAACGATATGGTGTAAAAAATTTCAAAAATTTCAAAAAATCTGACACCAGAGTTTGACATTAACATAGAGCAGTTAGCGGATAGATACCCTGATGCAACAAAACAACTACTTGAATTAACAGAGGCTTTGGGCGCTAAGACGCTTCAGCGAGAGGGGTACGATAACTTCATTCGCTATGTTAAACACATGTGGCCAGATTTCGTAGAAGGAGAGCACCACAAAATATTTGCTGAAAAACTCGAACGAGTAGCCCGCGGAGAGCTTAAACGCCTTATTGTTAACATGCCGCCTCGTCATACTAAGTCTGAATTCGCGTCAACGTTCTTCCCTTCTTGGATCTTGGGCCGTAATCCTAAGTTAAAGGTCATGCAAATAACGCACACCGCCGAACTGGCCTTTCGTTTCGGTAGAAAAGTAAGGGACTTAATCGACTCCGACGAATATCAAAAAGTTTTTCCGGGCGTTCGACTGAAAGCGGATTCAAAATCTGCTGGTCGTTGGGAAACCAATGGCGGAGGAGAAGCGTTCTACTCAGGAATAGGCGGAGCGGTAACAGGACGTGGTGCGGATTTATTGGTGTTGGATGATATTCACTCAGAGCAAGACGCGCTTTCATTAACAGCTTTAGACAATGCGTGGGATTACTACTCTTCTGGACCACGACAAAGATTACAACCGGGCGGTGCTATTGTCATTGTGATGACGCGATGGTCGACCAAGGACTTAACAGGAAGATTACTCAGCAGACAGGTAGAAGACCATGCAGACCAATGGGAAGTGGTGGAATTCCCAGCTATTTTTCCTGATAGTCACAAACCTCTTTGGCCCGAATATTGGAAGTTGGAAGAATTAGAAGGAGTAAAAGCGTCCATTCCCGTCAGCAAATGGGAAGCCCAGTGGATGCAAAATCCAACTTCTGAAGAAGGTGCTATACTGAAGAGAGAATGGTGGAAAAAATGGGACAAGGAAGAAGTACCGCAAATGCAGTACGTTATCCAGTCGTATGACACGGCATACACGAAAAAAGAAACATCTGACTTTTCAGCGATTACGACGTGGTGCGTATTTTACCCTGATGAAGGCTCGTCGCGACCAGCTCTCCTCCTCCTCGACGTTAAAAAAGGACGATGGGACTTCCCAGAATTAAAACGCGAAGCTTACAAGCAGTATCAATATTGGGATCCCGACACCGTGATTGTTGAAGCAAAAGCCAGTGGTCTGCCGCTCACCGACGAATTACGACATTCCGGTATACCAGTAGTGAATTATTCACCGGGCAAAGGTCAGGACAAAATTGCTAGGGTAAATGCCGTTGCTCCGATGTTAGAATCGGGAATGGTGTACGTTCCAGACACAAGATGGGCGGACGAATTAGTGGAAGAATGCGCCGCGTTTCCTTTTGGAGATCACGACGATTTGGTGGACTCGACAACGCAAGCATTAATGCGTTATCGACAGGGTGGATTTATTGGTTTAGAATCTGACGATGATCTGCAAGATAATTACCCACGCAGACTACGAGAATATTATTAGGAGCATATAATGTCTAAGAAAGGTGAAGAAATAAAAGACCAAGGATTCGTTCCTTACGCAAAAACAAAGATGGAAAAAACTTCTAAAGGACCAACACCCGGCGCTGGCAAAGGCAAAAGTCGTGGAGGCGGAGCAGCCCTTAGAGGAACTAATTTTACTGGCGTCTATTAAACTTTAGATGGCAGAAAATAATAAACCAACCAACATAGAGAGGTTGTCGGATCTTATTGATCTGGAAGTTGAAGACGGTCAAGAGGTTCAGATCGAAGAACCAACGCCCACGGACAGTGACATTGCTGTAGAGATAGAAGAAGACGGCAGTGCAGAAGTAAATTATTTCCCCGACGATGAGCCCACGCAAATGGAAGCTCCGTTTGATGCCAACTTATCTGAATACCTATCCGACCAAGACTTAGGAATGATAGCCAATGAGTTGATTGGTGATTTTGAAGATGACCACGCCAGTCGCGCTGAATGGGAAGAGACTTACATTAAAGGACTGGATCTACTAGGATTCAAATACGAGGACAGAGATCGTCCATTCCCCGGAGCGTCTGGGGTAACTCACCCATTATTAGCCGAATCCGTTACGCAATTCCAAGCACAAGCATTTAAAGAGTTACTTCCACCTAAAGGACCGGTCAAAACCCGTGTTATGGGGGCGGAAACACCTGAAACAGAGGATCAAGCAAGAAGGGTAGAAGACTTCATGAATTACCAAATAACCACGGTAATGCAGGAATATACCCCTGAAATGGACCAATTATTGTTCTATTTACCCCTTGCAGGCTCTGCATTTAAGAAAGTTTATTTTGACCCCAGCAAGCAACGCGCTGTAAGCACCTTTGTCCCTACAGAGGATTTGGTAGTCCCATACACTGCCAGCGATCTTGAAACGTGCGAACGGATTACTCACGTTGTAAAGATGTCTTACAATGAAATACGCAGTCATCAGCTTGCTGGGTTCTATCGTGACATAGAATTAAAAGCCAGTGATCCAACGAACACAGACGTAGCCGACAAGGTAGATGAGTTAGAAGGCATTCGACAGGGCAGCGTAGAAATGATGTACGAACTCTTGGAGTTCCACGTTTCCATGGACGTACCAGGCTTTGAAGATCCCGATGGATACCACCTACCTTTTATAATTACAGTGGACAGAACGTCCAGCCAGATTTTATCCATCAGAAGAAACTACAGAGAGGGCGACCCACTTAAAAACAAAGTCCAATATTTTGTACACTACAAGTTCTTACCCGGTCTTGGGTTCTACGGCTTTGGACTGATACACATGATCGGTGGTCTGTCGAGAACCGCCACTGGTGCATTAAGACAATTAATAGACGCGGGTACGTTAGCCAATCTCCCTGCTGGTTTCAAAGCCAGAGGTCTAAGGATCAGGGACGACGAGACACCGTTGGAGCCGGGAGAGTTCAGAGACGTGGACGCACCGGGCGGAGTATTAAAAGATTCACTGATACCATTACCTTATAAAGAACCGTCAGCCACATTAATGCAGTTGCTTGGATTCTGTGTAGAAGCCGGACAACGTTTTGCTTCTATCACCAACATGAACGTTGGCGAAGGCAATCAAGAAATGCCAGTTGGAACAACCATGGCGTTATTGGAACAAGGCACACGAGTTATGTCTGCCGTCCACAAGCGTTTGCATTACGCACAAAAATTAGAGTTCCAAATACTAGCAAGGTTATTTGCAGAGTACCTACCCCCCGAATATCCGTATCAAGTGGTTGGAGGGGACCAAGCAATTAAACAGTCAGACTTTGATGATCGCGTAGACGTTATCCCTGTTAGTGATCCCAATTTCTTTTCTATGTCTCAACGTATTACGTTGGCCCAACAAGAATTACAATTAGTACAAAGCAATCCAGAATTACATAACATTAAAGAAGCTTACAGAAGAATGTATCAAGCATTAGGTTCTGAAAACATTGAAGCTTTATTGCTTCCAGATCCACCACCTCCCGCTCCTGTGGATCCCGCCCAAGAGAATGGCGCGGCATTGATGGGTGCGCCGCTATCAGCTTTCCCAGAACAAGATCACGCTGTACACATAGAGGCGCATTTATCTTTCTTAGCAAGTTCTATAGCCATGGTCAATCCAATGGTGGCCCCGGGTGTGGTGTCTCACATGTTCCAACACATATCATTACAAGCACAGAACATGGCCGACCAACAAATGCCTGAACAAGAACAACCTGTGCAACCTGACGGAGCACCACAAGAACCTCAACCGAATCCACAGAAAGATTCGTTGAAGGCTAAGATTGAAGTTAAACTTATGAGTGAAATTCTTCCACGTCTTGAAGAAATTATGAAGCCACCAGAAGACGGTGTTGTACAGCTTAAAGAGAAAGAACTTCAAATTCGTGCAAAAGAGAATGAAGATGATAAACTTATTGCCGAGAAGAAATTAAAGCTGGATGCAGCCAAGCTAAAACAAAAAGATCAATCGGAAGAAGAGAAGTTGAAATCACAAGAAGACATAGCCGCGATGAGAGTCGGAGCAGAAAGAGAACGTTCTCGACAAGACAGAGGTAAAAGGTAATGTCTTTTAACTTTAATTTTCAAGGGCTACCAAATTTTGCAGGATCACAAGCAAAAGACCTTGGTTTTATGGACCCCGGTTCTTCAGCTGGGCTGCCTTCTTTAGGAAAAAATCCAATTGAAATGACCCTTCCCGCTGCTAAAAATCCAATTGAAATGGCAACTCCAGTAGCAAAAAATCCAATTGAAATGGGTATGCCTAATATGCAATGGTGGGCGAATGACGGCTATAACAGTATCCTAGAAGCCATACAATCAGGTAACTACACGTTTAAAATGGGCGAAGGTTTTGTAAAGAAACCTGGAGCAGTAACTCCTGCGATGGAAGAAGCCGCAGCAACCGAAGCCGCAGCAACCGAAGCCGCAGCAACCGAAGCCGCAGCAACCGAAGCCGCAGCAACCGAAGCCATAGACCCAGTAACCGCAGCCGTTGATGCTGCCGTGGGCGGTGGT